TTGTAGGAAAATTATTAGTCGGCGTATCAATCATTTGGTCAGTAGCTGCCAAATTACTAACAGTAAAATTATTTGCATTACCGCTTACATCTGTACCTAATGCTGCACTATTTCCAAAATCTAAATAGTAACCACCAGAACCATAACTTCCTGTATATTCTTTTGGTATCCAGATGCCTGACTTAAATTCACCAAATGATGTGGCATCAAGTTTTTGCCCATCAATTAAATGCCATTCAGCAAGATACCCATCTAAAAAGAAACGGTTGTTTGTTCCTTCTGTTCCAATTCTATGAGTGCCGCCATCGCCAAAGAACCCGCTATAGTTTTGCGAAGGATATACTTCATTAGTCCAACTTGTAACTTGTTCACCATTAATATAAAGGCTACCTCTGTCGCTTGCAGTTCCTTGTGTTGTGTCCATCGCAACAACAAAGTGATACCACGCAGATGGGTCACGCTGTAGTGCGGCTGAACGCAAATGAGTTTGAAACCCACTAGCATAATCATAATATGTAAAACCGTTATCATCTAATTCTATAGCCGCAACATTTGATGCGTTGTTATATTTACCGTATACAAAAGACCTTTCAATATTTCCCCTTTTTGCCCAAAAAGAAATGGTAAAAGTTTGTCGATTGTGTGAAACAGACCTTTGTAAGTAAGGACTGTCATCGTCATTAAAGCGCAACGAGTTATCAATGGTGTAATCATAAAAATCACCGCCAACACTTGACATCCAAAATGGGCTATTAGTTAAAGACATATTTTATTTTCCTTTTTTTTTACGAGAATGCTAATTGTGGTGTACCAAGTAGAATATTACCACTAGATTGAACAACGTATGGAACAATATCTACTGCATTAGCTGCAGTTGACAATGTAATACCTGCTGCTCCTGCAGTTTCATAATCACTGGACAAAGAAAGTGTGCGTCCACCTGTAGCATCTTGAATAAATATAAACACACCAGACATACCGCCAACTTCTGTTGTTGGGTTCCCAAGAGTAACATTACCTGTTAATGTCCATATAAAAGTATTGTATACATAAAAATTAGGTGTTACAGTTCCAGAGTTACTTGTATCTGTATGTACTGAACCTACACTGTTCGCACCAAGCAATAGATAGCTGTCATTGACTTCCAGCATCTCTGTGCCACCAGTAACAACACGCCACTCATTTGCTGCATGGAACTGCATATAAGTGTCTGTGTCACCTTCATGTAAAATTTGGTCAGCAAGATAAATATCATCTACTGCGTTAAGATTGCCATTAATGTTAACACCTGCAAAGGTAACAGAGTTTCCTGTACCAACTGCCTGACCAATTGCAATGTTATCTGCGTTAACTGTAACACCTGTACCTGCACCAACATTAAGGGTTACTGTGCCGCTTGTACCACCACCTGTAAGACCATCACCAGCAGTAACACCATCAATATCGCCTGTACCGCCTGTTGCAACTGCTGTTACACGTCCATAGGCGTCAAGTGTAATCGTATCAATCTTAGTATTATTATTGGTAGAACCGTATGTTCCTGCACCAGCACCTGCAGTAGCCAAACCGACTGAATCAGCCACTACAGATATACCTGTACCTGCACCAACATTAAGAGTTACATCTCCAGAACCACCACCAGTAAGACCATTACCAGCAGTAATTGTTTGGTTTTGGTTTGCAATACTTGTAGCAAATGTAGCAGACAAAGCATCTACACGTGCATCAGTTGCTTGGTTACCTATTGATGTAGCAAACGTAGCAGACAAAGATGTAATTCTTGTATTAACAGTGCTAATACTTGTTGCAAGTGTGCTTGATACAGTTGCTATCTTACTATTGATAGAAGTAATTGCATTTGTATTTGTTGTAATATTTGTATTACTATTATTAATACTTGTAGCAAGTGCTGCACTTACAGCATCTAGTCGTGCATCAGTTGCTTGATTTGCAATAGATGTTGCAAGTGTTGCAGACAAAGCAGTAATTGCTGAGTTGCTATTGCCAATGCTAGTTGCTAATGTACCGGATACTGTTGCAATTTTGCTGTTAATAGAAGTGATAGCACTTGCTTGTGTAGCAATTGAAGTAGCCATAGTAGCAGATAGAGCAGTAACATTTGTATTTGTATTATTAATACTTGTTGCCATTGTTGCAGACAATGTTGTAAGGTCTGCATCTGTAGGTACACCTGATGTAGAAATTACACGGCTACCACTAATATTAATACCTGAACCTGCAGTATATACAAGAGCAGAACTAAACAATACAAATGTAATATCAGTAGTACCAATAGTAATTTCACCTACATTACTACATACATAGGCTTCACCTGCACCTGTATCACCTTCTTCAACAAAGAAGTAAGAACCACCATCAATGCCTGTATTATCGTTAGGCTCGTAGCTATCTGCATCTGTTGCACGTGTAAGCACCCAATTAGTAGAAACAGAACCTGTATCAGTTACTGTATATACACCATTTTCATAACCATTGGTTTGATTGTAAATAAGAACACGGTCAGATGTGTTAAGTGTTACACCGTCAATAACAAGTGCAGCTTGTGTACCCGCATTGGTAAGTGTGGCACCTACACCGTCAGTACCGTTGTCATATGTAGCATTAAGATTACCTGCAGTATCAGGACTTTCTACACGTACTGCAGTATGGAAGTGAATTGCGGCAGCAGTAAGGTTGTCTACATACTGTTTAGTTGCTGCTTCAAGGTTTGCACTAGGTGCGCCTGAAAGAGTAAGCGTACCTGTAAGTGTACCACCAGCAAGTGGTAGATGATTAGCAATGCTAGTTGCCATAGTTGCACTTAGTGCAGTTACATTTGTGTTAGTATTGTTAATGCTTGTTGCCAAGGCACTAGATACACCAGCAATTACACTATTGATAGACGTAATAGCATTTGTATTTGTAGTAATGTTTGTATTGCTATTGTCAATACTTGTAGCCATCGTTGCACTAAGTGCCGTCAGATTAGTATTGGTATTATCAATTGCACTATTAATAGAAGTAATTGTAGGACCAACAAAAGATGTAGCACTGACTGTACCGCTTACTTGGACACCATATGGAAACTCTGCATCTTGTCCATCAGTAAGAGTAAGCATAGAAAATGAACCAGTATTGGTTAAACGTATGTCATTACTTTGTACAAAAAGACTTCCAGTTCCGCTTTCAGTAATTAAAGAATTAGAACCATTATGTTGAATTGTTAAATCGTTACTATCACCAAAATTAAGAACTGCGTTATCTGCAAAAGATGCACTTGCAGAAATAGAAAGACTTGATGCACTTACTGTGCCAAACGATTGGTTAGCATTAAGAGCAAGAGTACCACTAGCAGTAATAGGGTCTGTTGTAGTTGTTCCATCTATTAGTACGTGAATACCTGTACCTGCTTTAACAAAGTTTACTGTACCACCTTGCTCAGAAGGCACGTTAAACAGACCAGCACCGTTACCATATATAATACCACCTGCATGGATATTACCTGCAGACACATCACCTACAACAAATAAACCACCACCAATAGATACCGCACCAGATACGTCAACTGTACCACCTACTGATACAGGACCACTTACAAACATATCAGAAGCAGACACAGTGCCAAGGTTAGCAGAACTTGTTTCTACTACACCGCCATAGTCAACATTGATTGCGTTTGTTGCATTTGTTGCACTGTTTGCAAATACTGCAGATACAGCATTGGTAGCATTGGTTGCGCTAGATGCAAATACAGCAGATACTGCATTAGTTGCATTTGTAGCTGAACCAGCAAACAAGGCAGTGTTAGCACTTGTTGCATGGTTAGCACTTACAGCAACGGCTGCTTCACCTGCAGATGCTGCATAGCTTGCATTAGTTGCAGAAGCCGCTACAATACTTGTCAGGGCTGCGCCAGAACCATGGAAAGATGCCGCAGATACTGTACCTGCAACTGTTATTGTTGCCGCACTTACTTCGCCTGTTGCGTGAAAATTAGCACCATTAACATCACCAGTGGTAGAAACAAAACTAGGTTGAATACCACCTGACATTGTGAGTGTGCCACCAATAGAAGTATTACCAGAAATATTTACAGTGGTTGCACTAAGGTTAACTGTATTGACGTTACCCACAGATACTGTGTCAGTTGTGTTTGTTCCTGTAATACGTCCAGTTGCGTCTACATCAAATAAAGTTGTTTGACCTGAATATGTTCCTGCAGATACGCTTGTAGCCGCCAAACTGAATGTTGGATTACCTGCAGTACCGTCTGCGTTAGAAATAGAAATACCTACAGATGCGGAAAGTGTACGACCATAAATAGTTCCTGCATCACCAGCAGCAATACCTGTAAGAGTTGAAATGTCTGCAATTGAATTAATTTGTTCTGCAGTTTTTGTAATTGCTGTTCCACCAAGTTCAAGTGTACCATTAATATTTACACTTCCTGTACCTATCTGTAAGGCAGAGTTATTACCACCACCATCTTGAACAGTTCTTGCTGTTCCATCAAGTCCACCACCTGTAGAACTTGCTGCAATCTGTAGCAAATCCCTATACGTAGCTGCAATAGTTTTTCCAGTTAAATCTGCCATTATACTAAATTCCAATATCCAGTTTCGTTTTCCCACTCAGTGTTAGCATCTTGCCAAACTAAATTCCTGTCACCATTGTATTCAGGTCTTGCATCTTTAATGTAATAACGCTCGTCAATACGTGGTGATTTATTCTGTGGATGGTTTTTCAAATCATACTGACCATCAAAGTCAGTCGGGCAAACCATCATGCCATAACTATTCTTTTTAAGTTGGTTTAGTTTATACCGATAGCCGCATACATCACAAATTCCAAAAACATTTTTTCTTCCTGCCATTATACCATAATCCTTGGCTTAATCAAAAGGTTTGTTCGTTCTCTGTCCTGTTCCATTGCACGTGCCATACGCTCTTCATATTCTGCTTTAAGCATAGAAATACGAGCCATGTCAACACCCGGACGTTTCATGCCCATATTATAAGCAAGACCTGCTGTTAGGCACGGAAGAAACTTACGAGAAATATCTGCCGTTTGTACAGCAGATTTATTAACATCCTGAAGATAAGTAAAGGTTTCAACTTTAATTGTGTCTGTAGAATTTTCTGGGATAGGCCAAAGGTGCATTGTAGGAAAGTCACGACCATTACGAATTGCGTATTGTGTTGTGCGTCCTGTTTGACCCTTGTTAGGTATCTTCATGTATTCTTCCATTGAGATACGTTCAAGTTGAATATCTTGACCGTCACGGCTATGTACAGCTTCAAGGACATCTACAGTTGCGCTTGCAAAAGCATATGAAGTTACGCTGGTAGTAAGTGACACAGTTGAAGTATTGATAGACCAAAGCATAACACCACGGTTTTGCCAGTCTTGAAGAATAAGATTAATAGAACGTCTGGCAGACTTAGGTTCATGGCCTAGTGTTTCTTCACCGCCAATCATTTCCATTGCTTCTTGGATTACTTCGTCAATATCCATTGAGAAGTTATATGTACCTGAACTAGCCATTATGACTTACCCCTATTTCCTAAATCTTTTTTCTTGCCCTTATACTTACCGCTTGTACGTGCAACCAGACCACGTGCTTTTAATCGGGCTAAATTTGTTGTGCCAATTTTTTTGCCAAGTCGATGTTTTCGCATCAACTCTGTAAGATTGACTTTGGGCTTTTTGCGTTTGCCGGGTTTCTTTTTTCCGGGTTTGATAATTTGCTGCCCAATATTTGAACGACTGATAGCCATTAATACATACGGTTATGGCTGCACTTACCAACTTTACCACCAGACTTTTTACGAACCAAACCTACAGCACGTGGCATTTTCTTTGGAGCACCAGTGCGTTCAGCATTCATAGGATGTAGTGGATCTAGTTTATGATAAGATCCAGTAGTCTTCTTGTGTTTAGCAAATGCTTCTTTCTTTGACATAGGCTTACTTACCTTGCCACCTTCTTCATACTTTTTCATAGATCCACCCTTTTTCTTTTTTACACTAGGTACATTTTTACCAGTAAGTAATTTATAAATAGTAGCATACGGCATACCACTTTCATCTTTTAAACCCTTACGTGCTTTAGCTTCTATTTCTTTATAAGCACCCTTTTCTAAAATTTTTTGAATA